AGAATTGCCTCTTCACCTAGCCTGACTTGAGACTGAAATCCTGCGCCTTGCTCAATAGCTGCAATGGCTGCTTGCTGCGCCTCTGGGCCACGCAACCCAAGCAATGCCTGCTGTTGCTCAAGCGCTGGCGCTCCAGCTGCGGCATAAGGCTGTAAACCACCGATTGCTGTTGTGCCTGCTTCAACGTAAGGTCTGAGAATTTCCTTTACCGCATCAAATTGCCTACGCTGCTCTTCAATGCCTCGTTGAGCCGATTCTGATTGTGCGGCCGACGCTTTGTCAGCTGATCGGCTTTGAATAGCACCGCTAAGAAGCTGTGTGCCAGCGACAACTAGCCCTACGACAGGGGTAGGCATGATGAAAACTCCTGTAAATAATCTTCTAATTTTTCGCCATAAATAGCCATGACTTGGCTTGCCACGTTGGTTGCATGATCTGTCCCATGACACAGTGCCACGGTCATCAACACCACATCGTAATACCCTGCTCGCCAGACAAAAGAGACAGCATCAGCACGACCAGCTCGTTCGGCCTGATCGGATGCTTGCCACTTTAATATCATCGATGCGACAACTGGTGCGAGAGTTTGAGAGTTGACTATCCAGAAGCTGTTTTGATTCATGCCGACCAACGTATTCCAGATGGTGGCATTCAAGTCTTCACGCTTGACAGGATCGCCATCAGCAACATCGTCAAAGACTTGGATTGCTCCATAGAGCATCATCAGCCACTCCGTTGCAGGAGCAGGCAGAGATAGACCCTTCTGTAGGTTCTCTCTAAGCCAATCAGTCATATGCCCCCCAAACGGATAAGCTGCTGGTGGCTCGATTGACTCAGCGAGGGTATTTTCCCACAATTCGTCATTTCAATCCATCTCATATTCACGGTCTTCCCAAGCCTGACACACTCTCATGTCATTGCAGATGAAATTGAGCTTACCGCAATGGCCACGGAATCCTGCGCCCTTGTCGTATGCTGCCATAGGGATGCGCTCGATTTTGACCTGTGCCATCAGACTGTTGTCGTAATACTCGCAGTTTGAGCAATGTTTGCGCCTTGCGTCCTTCTCATCGCATTGCATGGCTTCCGCCAAAGCAGCATAAAAGGGTTTGTTTGCGCCAGACTCATTGGTCGGCATCTCTGGACCATAATTCCAATCTTGCACCGCAATTGCATAATTCTTCTTGTTTTCAGCTGTACTTAGGAACTCTTCTTCCATTGGCAGCCCAGCGAAACCCTTGGGGATAATCATAAAGTTTTTCATAGCGTTCCTTTAGGTAATCTCTCGGCCTGATGCCCGAATGGTCAAAGACGTTGCTGCACCAGCAATAGTGGATATAAACCCACCCGCCTCCAGCGCCTGACCCACTAGCTCTGGGCAAGTATAAGTCTCATCTGGCACAAGGCTTCGAGCGTCAACGATTAAGTTTGAAGCTCCTGCTGTGCCTCCAACTGTCACTAGATTGCAGCTAAACGTGACATTGTTTGCGCTGGTATTGGTAACTGTAAACTTGTCAATAATTGCACGCACGTTGGTGGCTGTGTACTGTGTGGTTTGGCTGTTCTCAGCCTGCTTTGCTGGGATCAGCACTTTTACGATGACGGTCATTGGACACCTTCTATGTTGTTGTTGACAGTAAGAATGATAGATGGGATGGCTGGGTGTGGCACAGCAGCAGCAAATGTCTTTAGCTCAACACTAAGGTCAGAGACTGAAAACATCAACTCAACATAGTCGTTGGCTTTTAAATCAAAAAAGAAATTTAATGACGAAAAAATCTCAGCGTTGTTACTTTGAATTCTGATCCTACTGGCACTATTTGCCACGTTCACACCATTCAATTGAAACCAGAAATCAAATACCGCTGTTCCACCGCTAGTTTTATCGATCTGAAATGATGTGTCAAAATTATAAATGCCTTCGCTATCAACAACGATTCTAGATGCTGGGCTGCCAATAAACACACCATTGCTCAGGTCGGTAGTGTTAAACGTTATTGCTGTGGCTGTATTGATGACTGTCGCAAGTTGTGTGGTGGTGTCATAAAAAGACCCATATCTTGCACGCTTAAACTCCCTTGGTGGTGGAGTCATTTGCAAGCCCTCAACCGCCTTCTTTAAATTATCTATTGATTCAAGGGTCGGAGTCATCTGCAAACTCTCAACTGCCTTGGTCAAATTATCTATCAGTTCAAGAGCTTGATTTGCTTTGCTTTCTGCCAACGCAGCGTTTACAGCAGATTCCTGCGCTTGTGCCGCTATTTGTGCCAAAGCATCATTGGCTGTTGACTGTGCAGACCCAGCTGCAATATTTAAAACTAGGATGTCATCTGGTGAGTCAACCACAGTATCTGCCACAGCAAACAGATTCTCAAATTGCTTAATCTGCTCCGCATTATTAAGAAAATCAGCAAGCTGATCTCTAGTAAGTTTCAGAGGCTTGAAGATTTTTGTCATTAGTATGCCAACCCTTCAATCTTGGCTTCCAGACGAGCGAGGGAAATATGCGAATCGCTGTCACCTCTAAACCTCTGGATTCTAAAGTTCCTCATGTGTCCCTGCTGAAACCACGACAGACGCTTGGATGTGTTGCCAATCGTGCCAACCTTGATAAACTTCTCTTGGCTGTAGGACAATCCATCAACCGAGTAGCTAGTGCTAATCTGTGGATCAGCACCCAATGCCACCCGACCCGTAAGGCTGACCAACTCCATCTGGTGAAACAATGCACCCTTGCCCTCGTTGTATACGATCAGCGTACCAAACTCCCAGCGCACTTGCTCGCCCCAATGTGAGCCAACGGTATCCACCAAATAGCCAATGTTGCTGGATTGCGGATCGCCCACAAGCCATTTGTCATAGGCATAAACCATATTTCTTGCACGATATTGAGCAAAGCCTACAACTGTAGATGTTAGGTTAAACCATACCAAATCTTGTAAAGCCTGAGACGCAGCCGCATCAAATACAACAGTTCTGTCTGGCAGATGGACATAAAGATGCTCATGCGCTCGATCATTGCGTGCCTCAAGTTTTACCGTTGCGAGCTGCTCTTCCGTATATTGCAGGAGAATCTCATCAATTTCTTGAGTGCTGATCTTCTTGGCCGTTGCGTTCGCACCAATGAAGATGCCTGGTGCTTCGTTGCGACCACTTCCCAAGAATGCAATCGCTTCTTGGTATACACAACAAGCAAACGTTCCGACCACGCCTTTTTGAATCTGTGCGCCATCGATGCGAGCAAAGGGAAACAATGCGCCGCCCACGTTGTCAAACACCTCAATCGTGTTTCTATTCAGCGCATAGACTTCGTTTCTGAGCTTGAGCAATGCCACCACAGGGTCAGGATCGACCTCGGAGCTTCCGTATTTCAATGGATTGACCTGAGTCGGGTCTGATAGCTCCGTGACCACCAAGAACTCGCCATCGGTGGTCATAAAGTAACCATCAACCCAAACGACATCCAGCACCACACCCAAGTCAGGGTCGGTCACTTGGACGAGAGAAGTCCCATTCCAATAATATAGCCGCCCACCTGATGCGATAGCTAATAGATCAAAGCTGTAATCGAAAGTGACCAATTCATCGACTGGGCCACCGACATCGCCAAGCACCGACACAGCTCCATCACTATCAATCTCAACGAGCTTAGTACCCATCACACGATATAAGTTTCCTTCCCAATTGATGCCGCCTCGGTCTGTGCCTGGTCCTGTCCCGTTGGCCACGATCCCATCGCCTGGACGCAAATACCCTGTGCTGATTCCGCTTGCCTTTGGAGTTGGCACAAGGTTGACAGGATAAGACGTTCTAAAGTCTGGTCCGTTGTCGGTAAAGATTCCGCTGAGGATAGGAATTTGCATTTATTTCTTAGCCTTGTTTCTAGCTGAGATTTTCTTGGCTTTTGCCTGTGCGTCTGCCTTGGACGATGCGCCCCAAGCGTTGAGACTTAGCAGCAATCTGGTAGGCTTTCCATCTTTGTACTCTGGCCCTTCGTTGCCACCCATGCGAGCCAAGAAACTTGCTCGACGGGGATTGTCACCCGACTTGACAGGAGGCTTCAGATTCATGCCCTCGGCCTTAGCACTCGCACGACCCTTGGCATTTAAGCCACCCTTTGGGTTCTGTCCTTCCTTGCGAGTGTAGGCTGGGCTTTTCATCTGAATCTCTTAATCTTCTCTGCGACCTTCTTAGGTTGTTTAGCAAACTGCTTGCCCTTTGCTGTAGCTTCCCGCTTGGCCTTGGTGGTGGCCGCATACTCGGCTGGCGTGAGAGCCTTGATCGCCGCAGCTGGCAGATAACGCTCACCCGTCTCGGATGACTTTTTGCCAGACTTTGTGCGCCAGTCCTGACTTCCCCAATCCTTGAGGCTTTTCTGAGGGGCTTTCATTTATATCCGCCCCCCTTCTCTTTGTACTTCTTTGCTAATAATTGACTTTTTCTAGCTGACCACTCACCCGCTGCCGTACCCTGCACAGCTGCACCCTTGATCTCCGCAAACAAACGCTTTCGCATCGTTGGCTTTGTATAGTTGCCAGCTGCGTTGACCGAGGATTTGGGCTTTGTGGCCATTAAGTAACCGCCCCGTTGATAACAATAAATTGAATAACAATTGCCTCTGACAACGAGCCAAGCGTCACATTCCGCACGTTGATACTTGCAGTTCCTGCACTGACCTGTGCATTCAGTGTGTATGCACCTGCTGTACCTCCACTAACATGATTTAAAATCAATACATCATTGGCTTCAATAATTGTGTTCGTTAACGTAAAACTCACAGTAGTTGAAGCGGTAAGTGCCGCAGCATCCATGGTGATTTGACCACTTTGTTTGCTCAGGGATACTCCAGTAGATTTGCTTGTTAATTGCGTTACCGCACCACCAGCACCCGCAGCATAACCAACTTTGCCACTGCCGCCGTTGTTGATAATGCTTCCCTGAGTTGCAAGAAAACTTGTTAAAGCAAGGCTTGTGCCTGTGGCTGCACCGATATTAGGTGTGACCAATGTTGGCGTATTTGCAAATACGTTTGCGCCTGTGCCTGTTTCGTCAGTCAAGACTGCTGCCAAGTTTGCGCTTGATGGTGTTGCCAAAAAGGTTGCCACATTCGCAGCCAAACCAGAAACGCCAGTTGCAATTGGCAATCCTGTGCAACTGGTCAATGTTCCAGAGGTTGGCGTGCCTAAAATTGGCGTGACAAGAGTTGGGCTTGTGTTAAACACCAACAACCCTGTGCCTGTCTCATCAGTCATCGCTGTGCGTAGATTCGCACTCGTTGGGTTTGCCAAGAATGCCTGAACGCCAGCCGCATAAACTGTATTGGCGATAATCTGATACCAAGAATTCGTTGGCTGATAGAACCTGATCGCTGTAGCTGTTCCTGCCGATAAAGATGTCACAGCACCAAAAATGGCAGATGCGCCATTCAGCGCAATCGTCAAAGATGTAATCTCTTGGGTGGTTGTAATCAATACAGTCGTACCATCAGGCACACCAGTATTTAACGGCAGCGTAATCGTGCCAGTTGCCAACGTGCCAGCAGGCTGCAAGAGCATCCATTGGTCATTGCTGACAGGCGTTGGAACTGTGATGTTGAACCCAGAGCCTGGCACATAAAGATTGACCGATAGTGTTGGCGAGGCAAAACTCTGTTGAAAGAAAGTCAGCAAACTGCCGATTGACGTTCTGCGAGCATCACCATTGTTTGGCGAGTAAACGGGCAGCTGATCTCCGCTAGAAATCGGGCTGAGTAAGGGCAATTGATTGATGGTTGGCATGACTGTTCCTTAGTTGTATTCGATTGGACCATCTGGACCAGCGTCCACAGGAAAATAGGGTGGTCGAACAAATGGGTTGTCGTAGACACGCCATGGCTTGTTGCCTGCGCCAGATGGCATCGTGTTTGGCAGTTGCTGTTCCAGAGGATAGGTCGCACGCTGAAGCAGAATATCGTACCCTTGCTTGGCCACAACCTTCGTCTCTGCCATCACTTGCTTACCGTAACTTGGCGCAAGTCTGATGCCGAGCGAGCAGATAATTGCTTCATACGCTGAATCCGGCACATTGGTCTGTTCATCAAGATCACCATCTTGAGGACTTGATGGGATGGGATAACCCAAACGAATGCCCTTTGCGTTCCAATCAGCCATCATCGCATCGAGTCTGCGTCTGGCCGTGTCAATTTGCTCAGGCTGCAAGTCAAAGACATAGGATGCAAGCCCGATTTCTTCCAGCGCAGCTGTGATGAATTGCCGCTTGCTATACCCCATGTCAGCCTCCTAGTGCTGTTGCAATGAGCGAACTCAATTTCTTATCTGACGTTCTACCATCGAATTTTATGCCAAGCTCTCGAGCTTTGATAGTCATCTCTTCACGGGTCGGGGCAGACTCAATAATTGATTCGACAACCTCTGTCACCTCAACAATCTCAAACACCTCAACGACCTCAACCGCCTCAACTGGCTCTCTGACTCGCACGTTCATTGGCGATGGAAAGTAAACCTTGATGGCCTTGCGCTCAATCTGAGCCTGCTTCTTGGCTTTCTTCTTAGCCAGACGCACCTCACGCCACTCGGCACGAGGCGCATTCTTAATAATTGCAGCTGACTTAATCATTTCTTCTTTGCGGCTTTCTTGGCAGGCTTGTTCATGCTGTAAGCCATAGCCACGGCTTGCTTTTGGGGCTTGCCAGCTTTCATTTCTTTCTTAATAGTCTTGGACATCATATCGCCCATCTTCTTACCCATCATAGCGTTCTCCTAAAAGTTAAACAGGCCAACATCTCTGCTGGCCTGTCAGGTTTATCAACTAATACGATAGACCACAAAGGTATCAGCCGCAGTCTTACGGCAACGGAATCGTGCAGATGCACCAGCCGTTCCCGCAGTTGCAGCAGCACCCACGATGGTCACGCCTGTATTGACCGTAATGGTCAAAGCAAACGCAGCCAAAGTAATCACGCTGAAGTCAAAGGAATCACCAATTGCCCACTCAGTTGCCAGATCAAGGTTTGCACCTGTTGGCAATTGAACATCACGGCCAGCGGTTGGTGTTGCTGTAATGATGCCAGTCAGCACGTTTGCTGCTGTGGCAATCATCGATGCGCCATCAGCAATGTTCGCTGGCGCACCCTGGGGCTGCCAGTTTCCATTGTTGCTGATGTCAGGTGCAACGCCTACAGAGTAGTACGCACCTGATGCACCAGCTTGAATAATCACGTTGGTAGCATTGGTGAATGCGCTTGACACATAGGTGGTGTTCTCAACTACGGTCAACAAGTCATTAGCTTCAGGAAAGTTTGGGAAACCAACTTCTTGAAACACACTTGCTGGTGAGTATGCTTGAACTGCGATTTTCTCGCCTGCTGGCACGGAGACAGTTGCTGTGCCTTGTGCAAAAATGATGTTATAGGACATGATTGTTTCCTTTAAGGAGTCTGGTTAAACAACAAGATACCAGACATTTCTGGCTGCTTATTGACCACGCCAAAGAGTGTATCAAGACGATACTTGGTCTTCATTGTGTTCACATCGTATTGCTTCTGCATCACCAGCTCGATGCCCTGATCTGTCGAGGCACGCATGACTGCGACACCAGCATCAGAAGGAACAGCGTAACGACCAGGCAGAATCTCAAGAGCATCTTTCTGCCAGAAGCAGTTAATAGGTGCTGTGTCGAGGTTCAGACGGGTAATTCCAGCTGCGGCATTAGCAGTAACGATACAGTTCTGATATTGCAGTTCTGCATCCGTTCCACCTTGAGCCGAGATGATCGGAGGAGTAATAACAACGGTTGTTGCATTCGTCACGCTCACGACACGGAAAGTCTTGGCAAAGCCAGTACCTTGTTTCGTGATGTGATGGACAGCCTCAACGCCAGCAATCTCAAACGGTGTACCGACCAACAAGCCTGCGCTCGCTGTGACAGTAATCGTCTGGAAACGGTTGTCAACGTTCTGTGTCTCACCAGTTACTGCTGTCTGAGTAGCGACAGGAACGTAATAGTTGTTTGCACCAACCAATGTTGACATTGTGGTGTTTGCACCAGCAGCAGCAACCAAGCGATTTGCATAGTCAAGTTTGTAGGTCTCAAAGCCTGCGACCATACCAACGAAACTGCGCTCAAACGCATTGTTTGACTTGTTACCAGAGAAACTGCGTGACACAGATGCGCCACCAGCACCACCAGCGATGTTGCCAGCCAGACCGTTATAGTCACGGCTTGACAATGCCAAGTAGCGATCAAATGCCTGAACACCCTGCTCGTTCATAATGCTGTCGCAAAGTGCGATGTCATCGTAATCGCCTGCGGCTGTGTTGGTTGTAACAACCAATGAGCCTTGGGCAGCAGCCACGTTCATAATGGCGATGTTGATGTCAGATGCGAGCTTCTGCTTTGCAGCTTCGCCCAAACGGTTTTCTTGCAACGCATCACGCAACTCAAGTGCGTCCAGAATGAAAGGCACAGACTTTTGAAAGCCAAGTGTCGCTGGAACTGAGAGCTGTGTGTAAGCTGTGAAGTTACCTGTCTGATCCATACCATCATACGACTGAGCGATGTAAGGCTGTGGACGATAAATAACGTTATTGGTGCGTTCCATCATCGAGCTATCTGTGTTGTAGATAGACACGTTGCGGGACAATACTAGAGCATCGTTGAAGCCTTCGAGGATGTCCTCAAATGCGACACGCTCTTCTTTCGAGAATGAGTTTGACATTTTAAAATCCTAATAAAAATTATTTGGAGGCTGTTCGTTTCTGCGCTCGGTACTGAATGACTTTCGTCATGTTGCCAGTTCGAGCCGCTTCTTCTCGCAGCCGTTCTAAGGTTGAGTCTACAGCACCCGATGAGCGTCCAGTTCCTGACACGACTCGTTCTGGTGCTGGTGCTGCCCTCCGATTGGTCACTTTCAATTCCTTCTCCAGTTTCGCAACCGCAAAGGCAAACTTTACGGGATCAGTTAGTTTTGCAAGTTCCGCAGTTTTCTTTGGATTCTTGCCGAGTGCGTACACAACGAGTGCGGGATTATCACAACCATTCAATAAGACACCTTGCTGTGTGACATTCAAAAGCTGCTGGACTGTTTCTTCAGCATCTTCGTAGTCACGGACTTTGAGTTCGGCTTTCGCTTTCCCATAGTCGTTTAGCTTGGCTTGCCAGGCTTGTTGCTGTTGCTGCTCTGATTGCAAGGCTAGGTCTGCCTCACGATCATGCTCACGCTTGCGGTCATGCCATTGGTCAATTGCTTGCTCGTAACGATCAGCGTCATAGTCGTATTCCTCCAGCTTGGGCTTTGGTCCTAACGTCACAACTGGCTTGATCTCAGTTGTGGTGGCCGACAGCTTGGCTTCCAACTCACGGATTCGACGCTCTTTTTCCCTATTCGTCTTACGCAGCTCACGCACCCATTCAGGCGCACGAACCTCCTCTTCGGCGGGGGGCGCTTCCTCACCAATTGAGACAACAACCTCGTCCGACTCCGCCTCTTCAGATTCCAGATCAACTTCCTCTGCAACCTCAAGCTCTTCCACGAACTCTTCTTGATTTTCGTCTGCTTCTGCCCTGTCATTCATAAACTGACCCCATTAAACTCACCCATTAAGGTTGGATGGATACCATTTCCTACATTTTAATCATTTATTGCTATCTGACAACAGGTTGAATCTCCTGACCCTGTACTGCTTGCTGGGCAGCCTCAATCTCTGTCATCACCATATTCTGTTGCTCGACTCCGGTCTTAGCAAGTGTCTCGGCGGTCTTTGCCTTCGACAACCCTGCGTCTGCCACAGTCTTAATTACGCTTGCTCTTGCCTGTGCTGCCTTGGCTGTAGCCTCTTCTGCTGCGGCCTGTAGGAATATGGCCTGCGGGTCTTGCTGCTGACCCTGCATCTGTTGCTCTTCCATGAGCATCTGAGCCTCTTGCTCTGTCGGCTTGACAACGCCCAGGCGCAACAATTGCTTGCGGAAAAAGTCACGAACCTCGCCAATGCCTTCGCCTTCCATGTTCATCATGGCCATTGCTTGCAGCACTTGCTTGGTCTGTGGGTCATCTGTGATGGCCATCATGCCTGTCAAGGCTCGGACGGTTGCCGCACGCTTACTTGAACTGGACGGGCCGACATCGACATTGACATCAAACTTGGCTCGGCTCAGGTCGTTTTCAAGGATCACTTCGCCAGTATCGGACACCATTGGCTTCATCAGCTCAACAGTATTGACCTCCTCTGTGCGGCCGATGATCTTCATCTTGCGGCCTTCCTCAACATAGATGTCCTTTGCCATGCTCAACCAGATTTCGCCAGCACGCTTCATGCCTTTCGCAAAGTTGCTCATGTAAATAAACGTCTGCATATCAAGGCGGGTCTGGATCATCTCCACGGCTTTGCCTGAGATATTGCTCACCATCTTTTCACCCTGAGCAGAGCCGCCCAAGATTTCTTTCATATCCGTTTCTGTGATCTGGAGCAATGCAGCCATCGCTGGTGGAATCTGTGCGCTTTTGGTGTATGCCAATGGACCAGTTACCTGAGTATTGCCATCAGCCCCTGTGATCGGGTTGATTAACAGATAAGGATAATTTTTCAGGTTATCGTCAGCCCACATGATCTGGTGGCCAGCGACTTGCTCAGGAGTCAGAATCGGTTTCTCAACGCTCGACAATGCGCTGATCTCACCCAACTTAGAGAGCTGCATATTTTTCAGACGCTGGGCATCTTTTGCCAAGCGCACATGACCCATGCAACGCTCAATGTTATCCACAAACCATCGCTTGCCATAAACAGGCACAACCGGAATGCAGTTGCCAGCGATGTATCCTGCATCCTCCAAGACCTTGCCACCGCTCATCACGTACTTACGCACACGCTTGCGCTTAATCTTGCGCTGGCGAACCTCTTGGCTGCCGATAGCGATCAGGGTTTCCTCTAATGTCTCATCTGCCTTGAAATCATCTTGGCGATACTTCTCTTCTGTCCCGTCAATGCTGCGAAAGATTCGGATTGTCTCAGCGACTTCCTCGACCTTGAAGTATTCAGCGACAAACACAACATCTGGCGTTGCCCAATCAAACTCGTACTGGTGAATCAGTTTAGGCCAATCTGTCGGGTCATCGTTGTAGACCTCTTTGTAGCTGTCACGGGTCATGCTAGTGACCACAAAGCAAAAAAGAGCGTCTGACTTGTCCTGGCGTTTCGAGTTCAGGTCAAAGAATACCGAGCTGTCAGCATCAAATATCGGCTCAAACCTGATTCGCTGTCTGTCATTGTCCTCGTCCTCTTCATCCTCATATGCGGTTCTGAGTCTGAATGCGCCAAAGCCGCCGCCGACCGCTTCTTCGAAACTGTTGTCATAGGCTTCGTTGGCCACCGAGTCCTGCTCGTCTGCCCGATAGAGACCATCACAAGTGTCAGCGAGTGCATCACTTCCACCCTCTTTGGCAACATAATCAACTGTGATCCGATTGTTTCGGTATTCGTTGACGATGCGAATGACCGACAGCATGATCTTGTTGACCTCAAACCGAGGCTTGTTTTCATACTGATCGTAGAGTGGACCTTCCCATTGTGCGCCGCAAATAGAGTAGAAACGTCTGTCCTGTAAGCATTGGAGACGCTCATCTCTCAACGCAGTCTGGATGTCGTTGTACTGGCGCAGAGCTTCAGCGTGCAAGTTTGCCAAGCGTTGATCGTTGGGAATGCGAGCCATGTTTATCCTCTTTGTGCGTATTAAATCACCATTTGTTACTTACTGGCAATGGTGTAAAGCTCTGAACCTTAGAAATATTTGTCCTTCTGACACCTTCGCAAGCATAACGCAATGCGTCAATCACATGGTTTTTCTTGTCTTGTAGTAGCGGCAGCACCCGTCCAGTCAGAGGATCTGTGCGGTAACTGTACAGGCTCAACTCGTCAATGGTATGCCTGCATCTGGGATGAACCACGATGTCGTAATTCTTTAAAAACTCGATGCCTTCCTCGACAGACTTCGCCCCCTTGACTGCGCCCATGATCTTGGGAAACCCGTTCTTTCTCATATGAGAAATCGTCTCTGGCCTAGCTGAGTCTGCCACGATTGGCCAGCGTTCAGCCTCTGGGATTGTCATAAACAACTCAGGCGTGTTCACAATCTCGCATCCCACCATATAAGCCTCATAATCAATGTAGAGCGTGCGCCCAATAATGTGGCAGCGCACCAACACAGTTGGATCGACAGCGAATCCCCAGTCCGCACCCAGACGGTGGATCGCCTCTGGTGGTGCTTCAAAATCGTCAATCTTCCAGTTGCGAAACACCCGAGCGTTGCTGTTGGTCAAATACTGACCCTGCCAAACGTGCTGATACTTGTCTGGATCTCGTCTGAGGTCGTACTCCATCTCGTCTCGCAGGACATCTGGAAACCAAGGGTTATCACTAAAGTTGACCTTGAGAACCTCTGCATCCTTTGGCGGCTCTGGCCCACGCAGCAGGAAGTCAACGGGATCAGACTGCTGGCGAGGATTCCAACTGAACCAGAGTTCAGAGCCAGGCTTCCTGATTGTCGGGCGCAACAGGTCGAGACTCGTCTGGCTTAAGCTCTGGGCTTCCTCCACCCAAGCACAATCGTAGCCCTCTAACGATTTGATTGAGTCGCTGGTGTGATTCTGCATCCCTTGGAAGATAATCGCCCCATCGCCCTTCTTGGACTTGATGACCGACTCTTGCACCTCAAAGTATGCACCAGCGTTCATAGCAATGATCTTGGTTTCCAAGAGACGCTTGACCGATTGCTGGAGTGATTTTTGAATTTCACGCACGCAGACACTTCGCCTTGTCTGATCCATGATGTGGGCTTCGATCATCATCTCAGCGAAAAAGTGAGACTTGCCTGAGCCTCGACCACCCCATGCTGCCTTGTATCTGGACGGTTCAAGCAGCGGCACAGCCCATTCTGGTGTCTTGAGCTGAAGGGTCTTACCCATTCTTGACAATCACACGCTCAATCTTGTTGAACTCTATCGGCCCACCATCTGCGCCAGTAAGCTCATGCTTGGTTGACTCTCTGTATTTTTTTGGGAATCGGGCAGCCATTGATCTTGACCAGATTGAGGCGTTTAACTTAGCTGCGCCTTGCTCTTCGATCATGTGAGTTTGAGCGATGGTTTCCCACCAATACTGCTCATATTCCTTAGCTTCTTCCATGGCGTGCATAAATTCTTCATGCTCATCACGCCATTTGTACATAACTCTAGTGGAAAACCCTAATTCACAGGCAATCTGTTCGACAGACTTTCCTAGTTTTCCAAGCTGAACCACCCGATCACAAATAGCAGGATCGTATTTGCTTGGTCTGCCTACGCTAAGTTTTGCTTGCGGCTTGATTGCCGACTTTGATTCTTTCTTTGCTACCATGTAACCCCCGCGAAAGGTTGTGTCTGCGGAAAAAAATGGGGGCAAATGCGCCCCCAGAGTACCCATAACCAAGGAGTCTTCATTGTCCTATGTCTGGTACAGGGATGTCAACTGGCCATTTATTTGATTCTGTCAGCTCTTTGACCGTTCTGGTGTGTGCGAGCGTCCAGGCTTCCTTTCTCTGATCTCTTGACCATTTGCTGCCTTGGTCAATCTTGTAATGGCATTCTTGGCATAACGCAGCGGTAAACTCATCGCTAGATTTGATGGATTTACCCTTGCCGCCCCATTGTGACCAGTTTGAATGTGCTGCTTGGCTCTCACCTTGCGCCCCACACAACTGGCAAGCCAAAGACGCAACATTGATTAAATGGTTCTTGCTTCTGTAGTATTTCCGTTTTAAAAAGATCATTCGTGTGACCTGTTGACCAATCTGTTGGTGGCCTGCTTTGTGCGCCAGATTTCTATGTCGAGCCTTGCTGCCTCAATCTCCCACTTTAG